GCCGTGAACAACCCCACAACCCGCCCCCTGCCCCCCCGATCCGCGACTGAGGAGAACGACCCATGACTATCAAGACAGGCCTCGGGGAACGGCTCCTGGTCGGTGAGTACGACCTGGGGAACGTCACCCAACTGGTGAACGGGTCCATGTCGATCACCCAGCTGGACGTGACCACCATCGACCTGGACGGAATCGCCCGCCTCGGTGGGAAACGCCACGGGACTCTCAGCCCCACCGTGTTCTTCGATGACTCCACTGGGAAATCGATGGACGCCCTCAAGGCCGTGTCCGGCACTGACCGGGGAGCGGTGTGGCTGTTGGGCGACACCCGCGGATCTCAGGCCCTGGCCCTGGTGTCGATCCAAACCATGTTCGGTCCCCAGATCAGCCAGGACGGGGCCCTGGTCATCCCCGTGGGCCTCGAGGCCAACAACTACGGGATGGAGGGGGGTGTGGTCCTCACCGAGTCCTTGGAGGCGATCACGACCACCACCGCCCTGGCCGGGGTTGATGACCTGGGGGCTGTGGGGTCCACCGACTTCGGAGCTCAGGCGTTCCTGAACATCACCGAGTTCACCGGGACCTCCATCACCATCGACGTGGAAGACTCAGACGACAACGGGGTGGACCCCTGGGCGTCGTGTGGGTTGACGTTCACCGCTGCCACGGGGGTGGGGTGGGAAAGGATCGCGACCCCATCAGCCACGGAGAACGTCAAACGGTGGTTGCGGGTGAACCCAGCAGGGACGTTCACGTCGTGCTCGTTCACCGTGGTTGTGATCCGGAACCACACAGCGAGGGCGTTCTGATGCCCGTCGAGATCAGCCGACGCGACGCTGGGAACCTCCGGACGTTCTCAACGATCGCTCTGCCAGGGGTCCACTACCGGCACGCCACCTGCCTCCAGGTGGGCTGCGATGGGCTGATCAAGGGGTTCACTGTCCGAGCCAACGAAACCGAGTTCCAGGGCCAACAGTGGGCCCACTTCATTCGTCACACCAACCACCGCCGCGACTACACCGAAACCCGCGACCCATCCGGCCTGTTAACGGTGTTCACCTTCCCCCCCGACGGGCCGTGTTTCCGGGACGCCGGCAACTACCAGGCCCGCCAGATCCTCGGGGTGTCCCCCCACACCCGCCGGGTTGCCCCCCAGCTTCACGTTGTGTCCACCGGGGACGCGTGGCGGGTCGGCGCTCAGATAGGCAACGATCTGGGACGGGGCCGGAAACCATGCCTCCAGGATCAACGCACCATCGAGGACGGGTCAGCGTGGGCCAGAGAGCTGGCCGAACGTTGGAACGATCAGACCTCCATAATCCACAACCGATAAGGAGAAACCATGGCCATCGAATCAGGTCTCGGCTGGGAGTCCTTCGCCATCGACGACTCGGGCGGCACCGCACGAGAGATGGATGGGCACATCAACAACGCCAACTTCAACATCACCCGCGGTATTCAGGACATCACCGCGATCTCCCAGTCAGCGCGGGCAACCCTCCAACTGTTGGCCGACTGTCAGGACAGCGTCAGTGTGTTCTTCGACGATGCCACCGACAGCTCGTTTGACGTGTTCAAGACCGTCGGGTCGGCCTCTGGTGTCCGGACGGTGACCCGAACCCACTCAGGCCAGACTTTGGCGACCGAGTCGAACATCTCCGCGGTGAACTTCCAGAGGACCGCGTCCGGTGAGTTGACCCTGGCAGCCACCCTGGTGTTGGGTGACGGTGCCGTACCGACTTGGGCGTAGGGTTCCTACATTCTCATGATGATGACCAGAGCCGAACACGCTCGACACCACCACGCAAAGGACCGCACCTGATGTCCTACGACGTTGGTGCACCCCGACGGGCCACAGTGAACCTGGACGGCACGATCTTCGAGGGGGTGTCAGCAGTCACCACGATCCCCACTGTGGAGGAACTAGCGACCGCTGGCACCCGAAACTCGGACATTTACAACCTGTTCCTACACCACCTTGAGTCCTGGACCCTTGTTCGGGATGGTGTCCCTGTGGCCCCAACAAGGGCCGAGTTCGACAAGCTACACAATGACCTGGGTAAGACTCTGGCGTTCGGCTGGTTGGAGGCGGTCACCACCCGGGCCGAGCCGACCACCCCTTTGTCAGCGAGGGCCCAGAAGTTCCTGGAGGAACTAGCCGCGGCGGAACAGGTGACAGTTCCGACAGCGAACGGGTCCACCCCAGCGGTGACAATCGAACCCGGCCCCTGATCATGACCGATGACCTGTCAGCGATGCTCGCTGACCTGTCGCGCACCTACCCCGCTATGACAGTCGATGAGCTGTTGGCGGCCCCAGCCACGATCCTGAGGCCCACACCGTGGTCGATCCTCGCCCCCACCTGAGTGAGTAGCTGATGGCAAACGACATCGAGATCCAGGTCACAACGGTGTACGACGGCGCGGGGATGGAACGCGCCAGGTCTCAGATGACAGCTGACGCTAGGGCAGCGGGGGCTGAGGTCGAGCAGGTCCTCGGACAGTCAGGCCGCCAGGCCGGCGATGAGATGGGCGAGGGGATCGAGCAGGGCCTGGGCGATCTTGATTTCGGTTCGATCGGATCGTCGATCTCTGACGGCCTGATGGGCCTCGTCCGGGCTGGGGGGCCACTGGTCGCGGTGGCGGGGGCCATGGCCGCGGCGTTCGCTGGTGACTTCATGGAGGGCTTCGGCCAGGGCATGGAGTCCGGGCGATCGTCTGCGCTCCGCTCGATCCGTTCCGGGCTATCCCTCGACGTGATCGGCGGGCTCGGCGAAGAAGCCGGCGAGCTTTACACCCAGGGTTTCGGCGAGTCGCTGTCCGGGATCAAAGACACTGCTGTCATCATCGAGCAGAACCTGCGGGGCATCGATGACAACCTCGACACCACCCAGATCACCCGGTACGCCGCGACGTTCGAGGAAGCGTTCGGGATCACGGTCCCCGAACAGACCCGCCTTGCTCGCCGCCTGATCGCCAACGAACTGGCCCCTGACACCGTTGCCGCCTATGACGTGATGGGAGCGGCGGCTGTCCGGTTCGGCGACCAGATGGACCAGGGCCTGGACGTCCTGGTTGAGTTCTCGCCGATCATGGCAGCCATGGGCATCGACGCCGCGTCTTCGATTGCCCTGATCGGCACGTCAATCGAGAACGAACTGTTCACCAACATCGACCGTGCTGGTGACATGTGGTTGGAGCTCCGGAACCGGGTGGTCGCTTCCGATGACGCCCGCGAGGCCATCCAAGGGCTGGGCATCGATTTCCAGCAGTTGCGGGACGACATCGCCCAGGGCGGCCAGGTCGGTGAGGACGCCCTGGCTGGTCTCATCGATGGCCTGTTGGCCATCGATAACGACGCTGATCTGGCCACTGCCGCGGTCGAAATCTTCGGGACTCAGATGGAGGAGGTGTCTGATCCCCGGTATGCGCTCGAGTTGTTCCAGCAGGCGTTGGCGTTGGAGGAGGTCAGCGGGTCGGCGGAGGAAGCGGCGCAGGCGTTGGCTGATGGGGCGTCAGAGTGGGACAAGTTCTCGCGGCGGGTGCAGGAACGCGGTGCTGATGCTGGCGAGACTGTGCTTGGGTTGCTCAACACTTTGATCGATATTGGGAACTGGTCGCCTGGTGATCAGGGTGTCAATGGGATGGATGATCTTGAACAGAAGTTCAAGACGACCGAGATGCAGGCGGGTACTACGACTGCTGCCCTGGATGGGGTGGTGGGTGGTATTGGTGCGCTGGCGGGCGCCACCCATGAGAGCATCGCGGCGCTGGTCGAACAGAACTTGGCCGCTGGAGACGCTGCCGATTCCATGTCCGAAGCCGAGCGGGCTGCCCGGAACCTTGACGACGCCCTGTCGGAGTTCTCGTCTCGGTTCACCGCTGACCGGATCTTCCGTTCGATCGACGAAGATGTGCGAGCCCTGATCGCCTCAGCCGGCGACCTCGAGGCCGAGGTGTACGATCTGGGCTCAGGGTTCGATACCACCACCGCCGCTGGGGCGAAACTGGAGGCCCAGGCCGAGAACCTGTCATCCAACCTGGATCGGGCCTCCGCGGCGTTCCTCGACGGTGAGATTTCAGCGTTCGAGTTCAACCTGGCCCAGGACAATGTGGAGTCGTCGTTACGGACTGTGGCCGCGGCGTTGAACCTGACCGAGGCTGCAACCGAGGAACTGATCGCGAAGTACGGGCAGGTCCCGGACGAGGTTGACACCAGGGCTGACCTTGACGACTCCTCAGCGAATTCGAAGATCGGGGCCCTGAACCGTGCCCTCGACGGGATAGATGGTCGGACCACGACGAGTAGTCACAACCACACCATCACCCGCTACTACCGGACTGTCGGTAACGCGTTTTCTGCCACGTACCAGCGGGGGGTCACGGTGTGGGGGGCAGCTGGTGGCAGTGGGGCCCCCATGGGCACCGCTCAGGACGGTGGGATTGAGGGGGACCTGACCCTGGTCAACGACGGGTCTGGGGGGTTCAACGGCCTGGAATCGGCGACCCTCCCGTCTGGGGACGTGGTGTCCCTCCCGTCTGGGACCACGATCAACACCGCGGAAGACACCCAACGGTTGTTGACCGAACCTGGTGGGGGCCGCCAAGAGGTCCATGTCCACATTCACGCTGGGAACGTCATCGCTGGGGAACGGGCCCTGATGGGCATGATCCGCGAGGCTTTTGAGACTGGCGACTTCGACCAGCAACTGTCGGGTGGGGGCCCCTAGTGGCGGCCCCCACCCCAGAGTCTGTCACCGAGTCCGGAGAGTCGACCTGGACCACCTCCCACGATGTGAACCTGGGGTCCTACCAGCCCGGTGAGCACCTGCTGGTTTGTTCCGGGTTCGATGGGGCTGACTCGGTGGTGACCGACCCGTCAGGGTGGACGGTGGTGTGGTCCGAGGACCTGGATTTTGCTCGCCGTGGTCGGGTCTACTTGAAGGAGATGGTGGGGGACGAGGGGTCAACCCTGACCATCACCACCGCGACCGGTGCCCAGTCCTCCCATCATGTCCACCGGATCTCGGGGGCTCGGGCTGGGGTCACGGAGGGGACCACCTGGGCGGTTGCTGCTCAGACCTCCGGGTGGGGCACCATTGTCGACCCACCTGATCTGGACGTGTCCGGGTCTTGGACGGGGGGGGAGAACCTGTGGGTAGCGATGGCGTGGGCTGGGTCCCGCGGTCCGACGGTGACGACCTACCCCACTAGTTACACGAACACGAATTACGAAACGAACCGGGTGATGGTCGCGACCTGCACCCGGCAGGCCACAGCGGACTCTGAGAACCCAGCGACGTTCACGATCTCCGCGTCGAACAACCACCGCGGGGTCACTATCGCGATCAGAGACGCGGCTGATGTTACAGCTGGGGCTGGTGTCGCGTCGGCCACCGCTACCGCGGTCGCGCCAACCGAGATTCAACCCCCCACCACCGAAGCGACAGCTGGTGTCGCGTCAGCCACCGCGTCCGCTGGGTACGTCAGAGTCCCCCGCGACCCTGTCCCCTCGGATCTGGTGGTCGAGTGGGACCTGGACGGGGACGGTGATTTCGACGAGACCGTTGAGGACATCACCGACTACGTGTTGCGGGGGTCGTGGCAGCTGGGTCGGGATTTCCCGTCCCAGGTCACCGGGAAATCGATCCCAGGGCGTCTCCAGCTCACCCTCGATAACTCCGGCGACCACTTTAACTTCTTCAACACGGCCTC